CTATTCATTGTCTCTTCAAGAAGAGGCCATCTGTTAGTTATGAACTTGTCTCTGGCTGGTTTTTTTCTGGCAATTTCATCTGTAGATATGCCTATCCATTGCTCAACAAACATATCTTTTTTTACATGCTGATATCTTTTTAGCCCTAAAAGATCCCTAATTTTTTTTCTTATAACTTGAATCTTGTAGTCATTTGTGCACTGCCGCATGACCATGCCTTTCTTTCCATTCTTTAGAGTATAGAAAGGTGCAGTAGGAAAGGTATAACCTCCAGTAGTGGGCTTTAGCATGTCCTCTTTTATGTTTCCTTTTGTTACTGTGTACACAGGAAACTTTAGTATGCCCTTTAGATACTCTAAGTATTCATATATATATTTGGGTTCATTTTGTGTGTCTGCAAAAATAGCACAGGTAGGCATAGGATCTATGAGGCCATTATTTGCCATTAGTGCCATGGTACTTGATTGTACTCCTGCACCCAATGATATTACTGTTAGCTTTTTCATACTCTGTACCTCGATAGTTGTGGCTCAATGTTACAAGTAATCTCTCCATGATATCCAGATATCTTATTCTTACTTATGCACATAACCCTAGTAGTATCCAAGGAATCTAAAGTGCCGTGCTTACCTATCCCTATAATTAAATCTGCCTCTGCAGCTTTACCTGTCTTTGAGTTCTCCATCATATCAAATGATATTCTGGTCTTACCATGTGCATCTGCTGATGCTTGTGATATTGCTACCACGCAACACTCGTGTCGTTTAGCTATCTCTCTTGCCCCTGTGTATACAGCTCTAAGTTTCTCATCTGTTCTAGTAAAATTACCAGACATATTAACTTTATCTAGCTGGTCAATGACAAGTATATCGGGCCTGTGATGCTTACAAAAACTATCGACATCATCAATAGTCCAATCAACAGTGTCCAAAAGTTTAACATTATCTTTTATCTCCTTCCATTTTTCTTTTGCTAAATCCATATTGTCTATGATCTCATCACGAGTCATACCTGTGTGTGCATTTATAACTCTCATCTGTGTTCTTACTGCAGGCTCCTCGTTTATCAACGCACAAACTTTTGCTCCTTGTGATGCAAACCCTTGAAGTCCTCCAACAAGATTAACCCAGAATGCAGTCTTACCTGACTCTGGCCTTGCAAACACAATAACTAAATTGCCAGGTCCAATACCTGGAACTTGTTCTTGTAAACTTGGTAGGTTAAATTGAAATTTAGTTTGTATATCTAATGAGTCTATAAGCTCTGGTATATCTTCCGTAACTGATTGGTGCTCATCTGCTTCTTCTTCTGTGCCATCTAATAACTGTTTGATTTCATTAAAAGATTTGTCTTGTCCGTTAAATATATCTGTAGCTATAACTGCAACTTTGTGTGCTAAGTTTCTTTTATGTACAGCTTCAATAATATCTGAAGCAACTGCTGCGTTAGGCTCTTGCTCTTTCTTTATCTCTTGTACTAAAGTTTCAAAGTTTAATTTAGCTGCCCTTGTAAGTGCAGGATTATACTTTTCTGTATGTAAATTTATAAGATCATCTATAGTTAGATCATCTTCATAATCATGATGTGCTCTTTCTATTGTAGAAAAAAAGTTTCCTAATCCATTACTAAATGTAGTCTTAGATACTTTACCTTTATTCTTTTCATAAAAATTTTTTTTGAGTAGTAATTTAATTAGCTGTCGTTCTTGCATAACATCTCTCTTATCTTTTGGGGTTCAAAATATTTTAAGTCATCTTCTAAAATGACCACCTTACTCTTAGATCTATACCCTAATTCTTTGGCAATGTCAAATGCCTTTGATGTTGCATCTCTATCAAGAGCTACTATGATATTATCAAACTTGTCTTGAAGTATATCTATATACTCTGTTGGTAAACT